ATTACCCGCGTTTCGCCTTAACGATGTAGACGCGCACACCGTCAACGTCGTCATGCGTCACCTTGACGCCCAAGCGGTAGAATTTGCCCTGCCGTGCGATGCGCCGTATGACGCGTGCAACACGGCGGGTCGTCTTGCCGCGCGCAAGCCGCGCCAGCTTGGTTGCCGCCACCGGCTTGCCGTTGGCCTTGAGTAACGCATTGCAAATCGCAGCGCGGTCGCCACCATCACGAATGCCGAAATCATTGTTCGTTAACATTGTAGTTCTCCTCTCGTTGTGGGCTGGCTCATCAGCGCAGCGTGCCCGTGTGCTGCGGAACGTGGCGGCAAGCCGTCACGTTTTCGCCTTATTGCTTGTTAACGCCGTGCTGCAGCTTGACTTGATCGCCGGCGCGGTAGCCGGCGCCGCTACCGGCACCATGGTGGCTGGCCAGCGCGCGGCTGCTGCGGTAGTCCTTTATCAGGTCATCGGCGGCGGCCAAGGCTTGGTCGATCACCACCAGCGCCATGTGGCTGGGGATCTCGTTGCGCGCCTTGGCGACGATTTCATTCACGCGATGCCAGATGCGGGTCGCGCAGGCCTCCTTGAAGCTCAGGCGCCAGTCTTTGCTTTGCTGCTTGGTGAAGCTGCCGTGCTCCTGCCGGAAGGCGCGGCGTGCCTGCTGGTACAGCTCTTCAACCTGCTCGTTGACCCATTGTAACGTGTCAACGCACACCAGCACGTGGCTGGCCTTGCCGACGAACTGCACCTTGCGCGACTTGCGCATCACCGCCATGCGGCAGCTGTACAGCTTGGCGACCGCGCTGGCCAACATGCCGGCCCAGCGCTTGTCAACGGCAAAGTCATGCCAGTTGCCGAGCACCGCGAGCTCTTCAACCTTCTCTTCGACGTTTTCAATGTCATGCATCATCATCAGCTTCTGCGCCATGGCCAACGCAGTGGCGGCTTCAGCTTCACTGGCGCCTTTATCACGGGCCAGCCGCAATAGCTTGCGGATCTTCTCAACGGCATCATCACGTGTCATTGTATTCACTCCTCATCGGGCTGGCTCATCAGCGCGTGGGCGCCCAGCCCGCGCGGACGGCGCCTTCACGCCGTTTCGCCAATCAGTTCCTTGGTTCTGGTTTCACGGTATTCATTCTCGTCTTGAGTCATTTTCTTCCAGTTTGACGTCGCCGAAGCAATCGTCGCCTTGCGATTTGTAGAGTCCTGCCTTTTGCAAAGTTGAAAGGTAGCCCGCGAAAGAACGCCGCGACATACCTGCTGGCTTAGCGTTGTCAAGATAGACAATGCCAAACTTGGCCCCGTTCTCGGAGCTTAGAAAGCTGATGCCCTCGACGTGGGCGCGGAGGCTTGCGAGCACATCCGCAGCTTTGGGTGAAAGCTTCATCTTCATCTCCTAAAGGTTTCGGCTGTCCGGCATCTTGTCGGGCAGCACTCATCAGCGGGGCTCTGCCCCGTACCTCTCCGCTGCGCGGCTGCCATGCACCTTGTGGAGGGTATGCACTGCCTGCGCGGTTGTCACCCGCCGGAAACCAGCTGCTGGCGTAGCGCGGCTTGCGGATAGGAGCACCGCAAGTGCTACACCACCACTACCGGGCGGGCCTGTTTTATGCTTGGGTTTTGGTACCTGCTTTTTTCTTAGGGCGCGTCACTGCCCGGCCATTTAACTACGCCCGCACCCTTGAGAAAGCAAGCAGAAAAAGCAAGCAAAACCGAGAATTCTAGTGAATTCTAGGTTTAAATTCTCTCAGTGATTGCAGGGGGTTGTGAGCAGCCCCAGCGCGGCCCGCCAGGGCCATTTGGCCGGGCCGCCCGGCCAGCAGCCCAGCAGCATGGGCAAAGGCGTACCACGCAGCCCGCCAAGGGCTAGGTGAGGCCCCGCATGGCCGCAGGCCAGCCAGAGCTCGTCAACGGCCGGGCCGCGTCTTGGGCCGGCTTGCAAGGTGCGGCGCACGGCGATGGCCACTCGGCCACCGGCCCGCAGGCGCTGCAGACACCATGCGACCTGTTCAGGCCGCATGCTGACCGCCCAGCCATGTGTTTGTTTCAACTCGAGCCAGAACTCTGTGCCCTGGTAGCAGCCGTTTAAATCGGGAACCCCACGTCCAGTACTACCTGTTTCTACTCTACACCAATGTACATCGCGCAAGTGTTTTTGAAAAAGCTGGTTAAGCCTACCGTCCATGCTCATCACGTTCTCTTTGTAAGCGCCGCACTTGCACGGTGGCCAGCACCAAGTCACGTTTTGCTTTGTTCACGGTCGTCTTTTGTATTGCCGCTTTTTCCAGTTGATAAATCAACAAGGTTAGTATCATCCAGCATGCCCAGCAGCTTGATACGCTCCACGCGCAGCATGCGGAAATTGCGCGGGCATGTGCCCTTTACCGCGTATATGGCGCGGCCTACGCCGCCGCGCTCCAACATGGGGAGCGCAAGTTCGTTATAGTCAAAGCGACCAATTTGACAGAATATTTGGTCCGTGTCATCAATGAAGAACATGTTGCACGCCAGGTGCGGCTCATGTGCAGGGTAAGCACCGCGCCAGCCATTGCTGAGCCGCTTGGCTACGTTGACGGCTTCGTTCAGATCTTTCGGTGCCAGCTTCTTCAGCACGCCGATGATCAAATGGCGTGTGTCCTCATGGTTGCATTGCACTTGCTTGATCAAGGTGGGCTTGCTGATGATCTTCTTTGACTTGAGGTCAATGCGTGCGATGGCATCAGCTATGGGGTAAAGGCTGTCAATGGGAGTTTCACATTTCAAGAGCCGCTCGCGCAGCGCGCCTTGTACCGGGCGCCCAGTACGGCGGCAGTCCATGATTTCACGTACGCTGGCCGGGCCTATGCCCTTGACGGTAGTCAATGGCCCCAATAGGCGGTTGCCATCTGGCAACCACCTGTCGGTGCTGCGGTCCGGGTCAATCGGCACGTAGGTGATGCCCTCGTCCTTCAACTCGCGTAGCAGAGCTATCTGGCGCACCGGGTCATTTTCATGATCCAACGTCGCTGCTGCAAATTCTACTGGATGATGCGCCTTGAGCCAGCAGCACCAGTAGCTGACCACACCGTAAGCCACGGCATGTGAAAGGTTGAAGCCCCAATTGCCGAACGTACATAAGTCCATCCAGAACTTGTTGGCTACCTCCACCGGCATGCCCTTTTGCACGGCCGTTGCTTTCCATTTGTCACCGAAAGTATCAAAGTAGTCCTGCCCCATGCTTTTGGACATGGCCTTGCGCAGGGCGGTGACGTCCTTCCAGCTCAAGCCGCCTACCTCACGGCCGATCTGCATGACCTGCTCTTGATAGGTGATGACACCTAATGTGCTTTCAAGAAAAGGTTGCACCAGCGGATGCGCATAGGTCACCGGCTCGTCACCGTTGCGCCTGCGCGCCCAGCGTTGCGCGCCACCGCTACCCATGGGGCCTGGACGACCCAATGCCGTCATGGCGACGATGTCATTGATGCTGGTGGTGCGTATGCCCTTGGCCAAGGACTGCACGGCAATGCCGTTGAATTGAAACACACCGGCAAAATGGCCACGGTTAAGCACTGCAAAGGCAGCAGTATCATTCAAGGGCAGGCGCTCCAAAAAACCTGCCTTTGGTTGCTCACCTATAAGCTCCAGGCAACGCTCAAACACGCTGAGCTGCGTCAAGCCTAATGCGTCTATCTTCAACAAGCCAAATACGTCAACGTCACGCTTGTCACACATGGCGCCGCCGGTGGCCTTGTTGATAGCGACGTAGTCACCGACCGGCCCGTTGGTCAGCACAATGCCGGCAGCATGCTTGCTGGCATGCATGGGGTGACCTTCCATGCGTTCGGCTATGCTGAGCGCGGGGAACTCTTCACGCAAGCTGCGCCCAACATCCGTTTGCTTGAACGTATCGGCCAAGGCTTCATTAGCACGGGCATCACCGCTGGTGCGCTCGATCATGACGTCTATGACCTTGTTGATGCGCCAGTCCGGTATCCTTAAGGCGGTGGCAGCCGCTTTAAGTGCACTGCGTGCCTTGTAATGGTTCACGTTGCCAAGGCGTGCCACGCGCTCCTTGCCGTAAAGCTCTTCGGCATGAGCAAACACCTCGTCGCGATGAACTTCGCTGAAGTCTACGTCAATGTCCGGCAGATCGCTGCGCGTTAGGTCAATGAAGCGTTCAAACAACAAGCCGAACGGTATAGGGTCCACGGCGGTGATGTTAAGCAGATAGCACACGAGGCTGCCGCAGCTGCTGCCGCGTGCCGGGCCTACGATCATGCGCTCCTTGGCCCAATTGATCATCTCAGCCACGATGTAGAAGTAGTCCTCAAATTTCTTTTCCTCTATCATGGTAAGCTCACGGATGAGCCGGTCACGGTAGACATTGTTTGTCAGATCAATGCCCTTGGCTATGGCGCCGGCTTCACACATGGCGCGCAGGCTTTGCGGTTTTGCTGGACGTAACAAAGTTGCTTTTGGCAAAATTGCTCTACACAGCACCAGCACATTGTCACGCGTCTTGAGCGCTTGGTCTTGAGTGCGTTTTTCTGCAAGCACTGCCGCACGCCACTCATTATCTGTCAACAGATGCTGCGGGTAAGTTTGTATGCTGGCGTTGCGACCAAGCAACACGCGGTAAAACTCCTTGTCATCAACAGTGGTGTAGGTATTGTCACTGGTAGCTATGAAGGTGTAATTGGCCTTGCGCAAGTCATTGTAGAGCCCCTTAGGCAGGCTTGGGGAGAGCGCACAATACAAGTGCGTTGCCTGTTTATTAAGGTGGGCAACCTGCACGCGCTCACCGGCTATCTTTATGCACTTGGCGGCCAATGCCTGCGGGTAGGTGAGCTTGCCGCCCTGCGTGGCTTGTGCAACCAGAGCATAGAGCGGGCGTATGTCGTTCACGGCATAGAACGTCCACCAGTCAACGTCCGGGTTTTGCGCCTTGGGTTGTGTGGATACAGGCAGCTCCACACCATAAATCGGACGCAAGCCTTTTTCGGCTGTAAGCTTGGCCCAGGTGGCAAAGCTATAGCAGCTTAAACGATCACTGATGGGTGCCGTGTCATTGTAATGCACCATCTTCAAACGATCAATGACCGCCGGCAGGTGCCCGACAGCATGATGAAAGCTATAGCCTGTTCTGACTCTCATATGATGCCTCGTTTGTAGAGTTCACCGCAGCAGCGTATCAAGGCGGTGACGTCCTGCTTAGCGCGGTGCGCGCCCTGGAACTTTTGCCCAAACAGATACTGATGCAACTCCTCCAGCTTCAGGCGGTCACCCTTGAGGTAGCTGGTGGCTTCTATGGTGCATATGCCGCGCGGCCAGCTTATGATACGGCTTAGACGTTGCAACTCAATTTCAATCATTTGTTTGTCAAATTCTAAGTTGTGAGCAATGAGCAACGGGGCGTGCTCCAATGTGCCGCGTATTTTGTCCACCACTTGAGCAAAGCTGGGTGCGTCGACCAGCATGACGTTCGTTATGCCGGTGATCAAACTAATGTTCTTGCGGCGCACGGTGGAAGTCTCATTTATTGGCCGGCTGGGCTTGATCAGCAACTCAAGCTCATCCACAATCTTATACTTGCCTGACTTGGCAAAGTCAACGGTGGCGCCGTAGAACTCTATGATTTCTGGTTGTTGATCCAGTGTCAGCATGCGATTACTGACAAGGCCAGAGGTTTCCGTGTCCCACACGTAAGTTCTCATTTCTGCACCCGCTTGACGTCAGCGGCATAGGCGTAGAAAAAATCATCACCAAACTTGAATTTTAACATTTCTGTGTCAACCATTACAAATGCTCCATTTGTAATGGTTGGCGTCGGGCACAGCCACGCGCGATGCACGCTGTGTATGCCGCTGCGTCCTTTAATGATGACGCGGTCACCGATGTTAAACTGGGTCTGGGTCTTTGTCATCTGTTGCCGCCATCATGGCTGCATATACGGAAATGTCAAGGGCACTATCATAATGCCCGCCATTGCTGAAGTTGTTGCCGTAGCGCGTGAGCTTCTGCACAATGGATACTAGGAAATAAAAGCGCGTGAAGTCTTCCTCAGTGCGCAGGGTGATGCCGTCCGGGAACATGGCTTGCAGCATGCACGCGATCTTCGGCCAGTTCTTGCCGTACACCTTGTGCCGCTCAACATAGGTAGCTGCAGCGGCACACAGTATGTCAGCTGCAGAGCGCATCAACGCTCCTCCCGCTTGATATACTTAACGTAGACGTCCGGTGCCATCTGGTATATGCGGTAGTGGTACATGCGGTTCGTTGGTATGAGCGGGTTGCTGTGACTAACTGTCCAAGTTTCTTGCACCAGCCGGCCGGCGATGGCGGGCCATTCATCATTGAGTTCCAGATGGATCCCGATGTGCGCTATGAACGTGTTGCCATTGGCACGCTTGCTGCACCAGTGATCACCATGCGTGAAGCGCAATATTTCAAACTGCATGCCTAATGCGTCACAGAACTGCAGCTCTGCGATTTGTTCGACATACTTTTTTTCCGGATAGAGCATGCTGCGGCAACGCACCGTGTCATGTATCCATTTGGCGCTTTGCAGACCGAACTGGCGCTTGATCTGATTGGCACGCGCATCCGTTGGCGCGTAGAAAGCTATCTGATTGAGGTGAGCCATCAGGCGCCTCCATAGGGAATGATGCAGCCGTTGAGATGTACGTGGCGTGACTTCTTGGCAAGCAGCCAAACAACAAACTCAGCGACGACTGCCGGCTCGATCGGCTTGCCGTGCGTGACCAGCTGCCGCTGCCAGGCTTCCTCGGCAGTCCAGCCGCGTGCGCGCTGTACGCCTTCAAATACCATGTGCGTCATTTCAGTGTCCGCCATTATGCCGGGGCTGACGCCGAAGACCGTGATGCGGTGCCGGTCGTACAACTCTCGGCCCATCTGCCGCGTCATCATCGCCGCTGCCGCTTTGCTGGCATTGTATGCCAAGCTGGCACGCATAGGGACAGTAGCGGCGCTGCTGATGATGTTGCACACGGTGCCGCCCTTGAGCTGCGGCAGCAACGCATGCACGGTATTGTAGATGGCATAGGCGTTGACGCGCATCACGCGATCAAAGAATGTGGGTTGTATGTCTTCCAGCCACAATATGTGGTTGATGCCGGCGCAATTGACAAGCGTCGTCACCTGCTTGTTGGGCGCCGCGTAGGCCACCGCTTTGTAGTCGCTTACGTCAATGCCGGTGCGCAGATCCCAGTTCACTTTCGGGTCAGGTAAAGCCTCGAAGATGGCCTTGCCTAAGCCGGAGCTGCCGCCGGTGACGATGG